GGCCGCAAAGAGCTGTTTGCTGCCGAACAAGATTTGAAGATGCGTATGGGATCGGGGATATAAACCATGGCCCAAGTCGCTTTAAAGCGTGAGATTGAAGGCTATCAGGATGTCGTCAATCAATACCAACGCGAAGCACGGAAGTACAAGAGTGCTGCGGCTGCGCATAACGCCACGGTAGATGCGTACAACAAGGCACTAGAGACCGGCATGGATCGGTATCCGTCTAACTATTTACGGGGATACGCAAACCAACCGATTAAGTACACCGGTTATGTTGGTATGGGCAGTCGAATAGAGCGTTTCTACGATCCGGTAACCGATCCAACCGGAACAAGTGGAATTCGAGCATCAGACATCGATAAAAATAAATGGGCCGTTTCGGCAGCACCCGGCGGCGGTTATTACATCTATCGAAAACTTCCAACCAAGCCCGGTCAGTTTACGCAAAAACCACCTACTGAGCCGGGGCCTAACCCAGCTAAAGATTACACAGCATCACAGCTTAAAACGCTTGATGAACCTTCATTGACTGACATCGAGCGAAACCAGCCTTCTGGCTTGATCAGCTCCAAACTCATTTTGTAAAGGACATTGACATGGCGACTATCGCAGCCACAACCGATCGCAATACCGCAGCAGGTGCCACCCTTGTTACTTGGGATGCCATGGCGACAGGTGACTCTGGGGCACCGTTTGGTTTGAATGCCGCAGCCGACATTACCATTCAAGTGACCGGCACCTTTGGTGGATCAACGGTTACGTTTCAAGGCTCGAACGACGGTACAAACTGGCATCCGCTGACACAACGCGGCAGCACAACCAACATGGCCTATACCGCTGCGGCAAACCATATTTGCCAAGAGATGCCGGCTTTTATCCGGCCAACCATCACGGGCGGTACAGGGTCAGGTTTTAAGGTAACCGCTGCAGTTTTTTATCGATACGCAAAATCGCCGCTTTGATGCAGCAAGATGCGGCAAATCAAGGCAAAGTTGTGCAAATAAAAATGTTGCACAAATCCTATTTAAAACAGTAAAATTTTTGCAGGGACCTCGCGTCCAAAATAAGCATGATGAATTTCAACTCGCCAGAGTGGCACCTCCTGCGCAAATGGGCTGAAGAGCAATTGCGCAAGTGCCGCGAGAAGAATGACGCTGTCAGTCTCTCCGATCTCGAGACAGCGGCTTTGCGAGGGGAGATACGCTTTATCAAAAGATTTCTCGACTTGCCGGATGCGGCAACTCGGGGTGTAGTGGTTGAGCCGGACGAATAGTCCCGCCCAACCGTCGTGTGAGGCCGCCGAAAGGTGGCTTTTTTATTGGAGAGCAACGTGGAAGAAAACCAACTGTCGATGGAAGACGCACAGCGTTTGTGGGATGAGGAGGCTGCAAAGCTGGAAGCTGACAACCAGTCCGCTGACCAGACAATAGCCGCTGCACCGGAAGAACCGCTGCAGGACGAATCTCAGCAAGCTGAACCTGAACAGGCAAGTGCAGAGCCAGAACAGCCGGAAGACCCACTGGCGGGATTGCCAGATATCGTCAGAGCGAAGTTAGCTCAGATCGATAGACTGACAGAAGCCAATGCTCAACTGCTGCACCATGTAAAAACTGCAGAGGGTCGTGTGGCCGCAATGCAGCGAGAGTTCCAGCAGGCTCGGACGGCGCAACAAAATGTTGCCCCACAAGATGCCCCGTCTCAGGGACAAATCGCGAATGCAGCCAAAAACCCAGAGAAGTGGGAGCAGCTCAAGCAGGATTTTCCTGAATGGGCCGGCGCGATGGAAGAGTACGTTGCGTCTCAGCTTGGGTCCGTACAACCAAATGCCAACATGCTGTCACCCGAACAGGTGGCCGGCTATGTGCAGCAGCAGGTTGAGCAAACCAAAGCGGAGATGAAACAAGCTCTTGAGGAAGCGCGTGTCGAAGGCAAGTACGACAACTGGAAAGAACTGGTAAACACAACGGACTTTGTCCAGTGGTTCACCGCTCAACCAGCTGAAGTGCGTGCTTTGGCAGACAGCTCATCGGCAAGGGATGCCATCTTGATGTTGGACATGTTCCATGACACCAAGAGACGTTCTGCGTCGGATATCAGGCAAGAGCGTAACCAGCGGCTTTCTGCTGCTGCGACAACTCGACCCGGACAGACACCGCCGCCCAAGACTTTGGACGACATGTCTTTTGAAGAACTTTGGAACTATGAGGCCACAAAGCGCGAAAAAGAAAAAGCGCAGCGTGGTTACTAACTTGATTTGAAAGGAAATAGCAATGGCTATTCAAAATTACTCCACCGTTGCCTCGCGTAACCTAATTCGCGCGGCACAAGGCATGCTTGAGCATGCACAGCCCATCACTGTTCTGGGTGACTTCGGTACCCAGCGCGAGATGCCAATGAACTCAACCGACACGTTGGTCTTCCGTCGTACGCTGCCGTTCGGCGCATCGACTGTTGGCACCACTGTTGAAGGTTCTTCCCGCTACGTCGGCACGCCGCAGATCACCGCGTCGAACTTCGTGCTGGCAGAAGGTGTAACGCCTAACTCCAACACCATTTCGTTCCAAGACGTATCGGTGACTTTGCAGCAGTATGGTGTGCTGTTCAAGTACAGCTCGAAAGTTGAGCAGCTGTACGAAGACGACATCCCCGGCGAAATGGTCAAGCTGACTGGCGAGACCATGGCTGAAGTGATGGAACTGGTGCGCTACGGTGTTCTGAAGGCCGGCTCGACCGTTATCTACGCTAACGGTACTACCCGCGCTGGTATCAACACTGCCATCAGCCTGAACGCTATCCGTAAGGCTGCACGTACTCTGGAATCGAACCGTTGCCGTCGCGTGACTTCGCGTCTGGCCCCCGGCGTCAATTTCGGTACCCGTGCTGTCCAGCCAGCTTACGTTGTGTTCTGCCACACCGATGCAGTGGCTGACATCCGTAACCTGCCGGGCTTCACCCGTGTTGAAGAGTACGGTTCGTTCAAGCCTATCCATGACCGCGAGATCGGTGCTTGCGAAGACTTCCGTTTCATCTCTTCGCCGCTGCTGACTTCGTTCGCTGCTGCTGGTTCGGGTACGCTGAACGGCATGCTGTCGGTCGGTGCTGCCAACGTGGACGTGTATCCGTTCATCGTTATCGGTGAAGACGCATGGGGTCAGGTTGCATTGAAGGGCATGCAGGCGATCAAGCCGGTTGTTCTGAAAGCTTCGCAGACCAACCACGCCAACCCGCTGGGCCAGTTTGGCTACGTCGGTGCTTCGACATGGTTTGCTACCGTGCGTCTGAACGACGCATGGATGGCCCGTATCGAGGCTGGTGTAACCGCTCTGTAATTGACAGGGGCGCGGGTCTAACTTGCGCCCCGTTCACCTGAAAGGAAAACACCATGTCCGAAAGCATTAATCAGCGGATGGCGAAAGTGCCGGACCTTCTCACTTCGCGTGAGATTCGTCCGTTGCTAATTGCTATTCTGACCGACATCAGCGCCTTGGCCACTAGCTTGAATCAGCTTATCGATGATTACGATAACGCTGTCACGCCAACCACAGCTGCGCCTGTCACCCCGACTCTCGACGATTAAGGAGAAACACCATGTCTTACAACATTGAGCAAATTAACAGCGGCTTCGTGTCGCTGACTGCAGCGGGCCTTGCAGAAGGTACCAATGCCAACACCTACAAGACCGTCAACACTTTGACTTACACCATTAACGGTGTGTTTAAGTCCAAGGGCGCTACTGACAATATCGCCATGACTTCGACTGCAGGCACCGTTCCCCCTTCCAGCGCAGCTCTCTATGCTGTCTGGATCGACACCAACGGTAACTTCAGCAACACCCGTGGTCCAGTAGTTGATGCTGCTGACCCTTGCCCAGTCCCAACCCAGACCACCGCTAATGTGGCACTGGTTGGTCTGATCAAGGTCGTGACTAACAGCTCGACTACGTTCACTCCGGGCAGCACTGATCTGGGCAATGCAGGTGTTACTGACACCTACTTTGATTGCTCCATCATGCCCGGCGCGGCACTGTAAGGTTGCCGTCCTCCTCTCCGAGGGAGTACCTTTGGGAAGGCCACTTTGGTGGCCTTCCTTTTTTTCAACTAGCATCAAGGAGCATGGCAAATGACTAAAACAAAAATGACTGGTATTGAAATTAACGATGACGATCCTGTTATCGACACTGTGGCAAGCAACAAGGATTTCAACGATATCGTGACCACCGAGGCTTTTATGAACGAGCTGGTCACTGTCGTCGTGCATTCGACGACGGATGAGAACCAACCTCCACAGGTTATCGTTAATTGCAATGGCGTTAACCAGCCCATCATTCGCGGCTATCCCACTGAAGTTAAACGCAAGTACGTGGAGATTCTGGCGCGTATGAAAGAAACGCGTTACAGCCAGCATACGCCTAACCCGTCCGAGCCTGATCGAATTGTGATGAGCGCACGGCACGGTTTGGCTTATCCGTTTGATCTGGTGGAAGACAAGAACCCACGTGGCCGTGCATGGCTCAACAACGTATTGGCTGAACCCGCATGACCTTCTTAGAGCTAGTCAATCGGCTGCGCGTTGAGTGCGGCGTCTCTGGGCCGTCGCTGACCACAGTTGCAGGCCAACTTCCGGGCAGTGAGAATGCCCGCATGGTGGCTTGGGTCCAGCAAGCTTGGAACGATATTCAAACCAGCAAGGAAGACTGGCTGTTTTTGCGGGAGCCGTTTCAGTTCAACACGGTAACGCAGCAGCAGATTTACACGCCGGCGCAAGCCGGCATCACTACCGCAGACTTCGGCAACTGGAAACGCGACAGCTTCCGGTGTTCAAGTGTAGGGTCAAATTATCGCGACGAGCAGCTGTTGAATTACATGGAGTGGACGACGTTCCGCAACCTGTACATCTACGCGAACATGCGCAACACCTACACGCGCCCTGTCGTCGTCACGATTGATCCGCACAAGAACCTTGGATTCGGTGCGATACCCGACATCCCCTACGTCATCAACGGCGAGTATTACACCCAGCCTGTACCGCTGACGGTTGACGCTGATGTGCCGGCTTTACCAAGCCGCTTTCACATGATCATCGTTTACCGGGCGATGATGTACTACGCAGGATACGAAGCAGCACCAGAGGTCATGTCTCGGGGCGAGTTTGAGTACAAGCGTTTATACTCACGTCTGGATATCGACCAGCTCCCAACGTTGGTTAGCGGTCCGCCTTTGGCGTAAGGAGAGGCTTTCATGCCAATGCCTGCGCCGCAAGTCAACTACGATCTGGTCTACCTCAAGGGCGGACTTGACCTCATTACCCCGACCCTTGCACTGCCTGCTGGCGTTGCCAGAGACGCTGTTAATTTTGAGGCGTCGATCACCGGAGGCTACACCCGTATCGCAGGATACGAACGATATGACGGCCGGCCTGCGCCATCAAACGCCGTGTACAGCAGCTTGACGGCTACGTTGACCGGCACAATTGCTGTTGGTGACACGATCGTCGGCGGCACGTCAGGTGAAAGCGGCGTTGTCATCGCTGTCAATGGAAGCGACATCTATTACACCAAATCAACCGGCACTTTTACGGTAGGTGAAAATCTTGAGGTATTGACCGTATCACAGGGCACGATTGCGGCCTTGCAGGCTACCAACGCTTTGACCACGCAGGAACAAGCTCAGTACATCAATCTCGCGGCTGACGTGTATCGAGCTGACATCGGTGCTGTGCCGGGCAGTGGCCCCATCCGTGGCGTGATCGAGTTGCAGAACACGGTCTACGCATGGCGGGATAACGTCGGTGCCACGGCGATGGCAATCTACGAATCCAGTACGTCAGGTTGGGTCAGCGTGCCTTTGGGTTTTGAGATGTCGTTTAACACCGGCACGGCTGAAATATTCCAAGGCAACACGGTCACAGGGGCTACTAGCGGTTTCTCTGCTGTCATAACACGCGTGGTTCTGGAGTCTGGATCGTGGGGCGCAGGTACCGCTGCAGGACGCCTGATCTTTGCCAGTGCGACAGGCAACTTCACTGCTGCTGAAAACTTGCAAGTGTCAGCGGCCACCAAGGCTGTCTGTGTAGCGGCACAGACCGCCATCACCTTGTTGCCGGGTGGCCGTGTCGAGATGGTGCTGGGTAACTTTGGCGGCGTTAATAACCAGCTACGTGCTTATGGCGCGGATGGCGTGAACCGGGGTTTTGAGTTTGACGGTGCGGTGTACGTACCGATTGCAACTGGCATGGTAGACGATACGCCCGACCACGTTACCGTCCATAAACAACATTTGTTTTTCTCGTTCGGCACATCGGTTCAGTTTTCTGCTTTAGGTGAACCTTACCAATGGACGCCGCTTCTGGGTGCAGGCGAGATCGTGCAACCAGAACCCGTGACGAATTTTGTCATCCAGCCGGGTGATCAGTCCACCGGCGCGTTGGCAATCTATTCAGACAACTACACCTATATTCTTTACGGCACTGATTCAAGCAGCTGGAATCTGGTGCCCTACAACACGGGTGCGGGTGCGAAGGCTTACAGTGGTCAGAACATAGGCCAGACCTACGTATTTGACGACAGGGGCGTGATCACGCTTCAGGCGACACTGAGCTACGGTAATTTTGACGCGGCCGCTGTGACGCTGAATATCCGGCCTTTTACGCAGGTTCGCCGCAATCTGGTGGCAGCCAGTGTGCTGAATCGAGAGAAGGCCCAGTACCGGGTTTTCTTTTCTGATGGTTCGGGTTTGTACGTCACGATTGCCAACGGTCAGATGCTGGGCGCGATGCCGGTTCGGTTTCCGAACATCGTTACCTGCGCAACCGAAGCGCAGACTTCGGCTGGCGAAGAGACTTCGTTCTTTGGCTCAACCAACGGGTACGTGTATGCGCTTGATACAGGCACGTCTTTTGACGGCGAAAGTATTAACGCAACGCTGGAGTTAAACTACAACTCCGAGAACATGCCCCGCATTTTGAAACGATACCGTCGCGGTTCGTTTGAAATTACGGGTAACGGATATTGCGAATTTGACTTTGCCTATGACCTTGGTTATTCAAGCGTTTACATTGGCCAAGAAGCAAACACGCCATACGAAAATAGTTTTTCACCGAGTCTCTGGGATTCTGTTTTTTGGGATTCTTTCATCTGGGACGGCCGCACACTTGCGCCGACCGATGTAGAGATTAAAGGTACAGGCCAGAATATTTTGCTGAAGATATCTTCGGACGCTGATTACTTCCAGCCTTTTACTATCAACAGCGTAATTTTGCATTACACCACGCGTAGAGGATTGCGATAATGTCAAACAATTTTTACAACCACGGCAGTTTTCCAACCACTGGCTCGGCTGCAACATCGGCCAGTATGCGTGCGGAGCTGGACTCGATCGCCGCTGGCTTTGACAAGATGCCCACCTTAACGGGTAATGCAAACGAGATTGTTGTTGTCAATCCGTCCGCTACAGGACTCGACTCAATCCCAACGTTGCCGGCCACATCAGGTGGCACTGGCTTTGCATCTTATGCAGTAGGTGATTTACTGTTTGCCAGCACGACTACGGCTCTGTCCAAACTGGCCGACGTGGCCACAGGTAACGCGCTGATCTCAGGTGGTGTGGGCGTGGCTCCCACCTACGGCAAGATCGGCCTGACGACTCACGTATCGGGCACCTTGCCTGTAGCTAATGGTGGTACGGGTATTACCAGCTTCGGCACCGGTGTTGCGACCGCGCTGGGTATCAACGTCGGCACCGCTGGCGCGTTCGTGGTCAACGGTGGTGCGCTTGGCACTCCGTCTTCCGGCACAGTAACAAACCTGACCGGCACAGCATCGATCAACATCAACGGCACGGTGGGTGCAACGACGGCAAACACGGGTGCGTTCACCACCTTGTCAGCTACCGCTCTAGCAACGCTTACTGGCGGTTCTGCGTTTTCTGGAACTGCCGGCCCTGCGTCTGGCGCAAGTGTTGAAATTACTTACGGTGCTGTGGCCAATACTGGCCGCGTCATGTCTTACGACAGAACGGGAGCTGCTGAAAGCACGTTGCAGTTCCGGGGTACACCGATCACGTTCCTTACCGCAGGCTCCGAACGCGCCCGTATCGACTCCTCCGGCAACGTGGGGATTGGGCAATCAAACCCATCTGACTTGTTACATATTTACGCCGCATCTTCCCCTGAAATTCGCATACAAGATGTAAATGGTTCTTTCTATGTAGGACGCGATTCCAGTAGCAACGCGCTGTTAAATATGGCGCAAGCATATGCG